GACACGCTGATTGCGCTGCCAGACGGGAACACCCTGCGCAAGTCTGAATTGCCGCCGGGTGCCTATAATGCGTTGACGGCTGAGGCTGAAGCCGCCGGGATTGAGTTGCGGGAACGCCCGATCATCAACCAGGCGGTTGAGTGGTGCAAGGTGATTGGCAACACCATCGTTGAGCGGCGCCCGTGGCTGGGGAAATACATTCCCATCGCGCGGCTTGTTGGCGAAGAGACGGTCATCCAAGGCCAGATGGACCGCAAGGGCCATGTGCGCGCGCTTCTCGATCCGCAGAAGATGTACAACTACAACTCGTCCGGTTCGGTCGAGTTCGTGGCGCTTCAGACCAAAAGCCCGTGGCTGGCATCGGCGCGCGCTGTGGAAGGCAACCTGGAACAGTGGACAGAGGCGAACGTTAAGAACGCCAGCGTCCTGATTTGGCAGGACGTTGATGAAGCTGGCAACCCGATTGCCCCGCCGCAGCGCATTGCACCGCCCCCGGCGGCGTCTGGCCACATCGAGGGCATGCAGGTAGCGCAGCAAGAGATGATGCTGGTGTCTGGCCAGTATCAGGCGATCATGGGTGCGCCGAGCAATGAAACTAGCGGCCGGGCCATCAACGCGCGCCAGCGGCAGGGCGACAACGCGACGTATCACTTTATCGACCATCAGGCCGTGATGATTCGGTTCTTGGGTCGAATCGTGCTTGACCTGGTGCCGAAGGTTTACGACACGCCCCGCGTGTTGCAGGCGATGGGCCGCGATGACAAGCGGTTTAAGGTGCAAGTGGACCCGAACGCGCCGCAGCCGGCGGTCATGCACGCGGACCCGGCGGAACAGGATTTTGACGCCGAAACGGTAGCGGCGGTGCTGAATCCGTCCGTTGGCAAGTATGACGTCATCAGCGACGTTGGCCCGTCCTACGCCACGCAACGGCAGGAATCGTTCAACGCCTTCAGCGAGATTCTCCGCCAGCAGCAAGGCGCCTGGCAGGTGGTTGGCGACCTTTGGGCGGAAAGCGCGGACTTCCCCGGCAGCGAGAAACTTGCCGAGCGGCTGCGCAAGATGCTGCCGCCTGCGGTCAAGGGCGGCCCGTCTCCGGCGGAACAGCAGATGCAGCAGCAGCTTCAGGCCATCTCGCAGACGGCCAACCAAGCCGTTGAGCAGTTGCAAGCGCAGAACGCGGAACTTGAAGCGAAGTTGGCCGATCAGGCGGCGGATATCCAGCGCAAGGACTACGAAGCGGAGACGAACCGGCTTCGCGCCATCGGCGGAATTGATCCTGACGCGATGAAGCCGGTTATTCGTGAAATGGTGTCGCAGATGCTCGGCGAGGCGATTATGCCGCTCATGGCGCAGCACGCAGCAGCGGACCGGGCGATGTTGCCGCAGCCTGCGCCGATGATGCCCGAAGGGATGCCAAATGGCTAGCGCACCAACCGGCTTCTACGACTACCGCACCAGCGCGGGCCGCCAATATCCTGTTTGGATGAACAGCGGCATGGCGCCAACGCGGGCGCCCCGCACTCAGGCCGCGCCGGAATACGAGAACTTGCCGGCGGTTGTTACGCCGCAGCCTGCCACGCCAAACGTGTTGGCGCCGCAACCTATGGGTATGGCGCAGGGCTTTGCGCAGCCCGAAGGCGGCGGTGGTGGGTATGGGGCGCCGGCACAGGGCAACACGACGTTTGGCGACTTCATGAGCGCGCTGGGGTTCGGTGGGTTCGGCAGCGCGAACAACACGACCTCGGGAACGGCCCCGCTTGGCGCTGTGTCGTCTGAGCCGTTGGGTGCCATAGACGGCGGCATGGGCGGCGCCGGGCCGGAAACGAACGCTGTCGGTGGCGATATCGGCGGCGGTCCGCAAGGCGATTTCGGCGGCCAGATGGCCGGCCTTGCTGGCATGTTCCACGGCGGTATCGTCACGCCGAACCGGCTGCAAGGGCCAGACCCGCGCGGTCCCGATGACGGTTACGTGGCCATGGACAAGGGCGAAGGCGTCCTGACCGCCAAGGCCGTTCAGCATTACGGGCCGGGCATCGTCGCACGGCTTAACAAGTTGGCGGTGCCGAAAGCCGCTTTCGGCAAGCGTTGACGATCACCAATCGCGTTTTGTGAGAGACAACGCGGTTTGTGTTGCGTGCGTGAGAGACTAAACCCAACCGGAGGGCATCCGGGCGACTGGCTGCGCTGTGAAGCGCCGCAACCATCATGGACCCGATGAGCGAAACACTGGAAAGCGCCACGCAGGGCGCGCCGGATACCGGCGAATCTGTGCCTCAGCCCGCCATTAATAACGCTCCGGACACCGGGCAGGAGCAACAGGCAGACACCGCAGAACAGACCGAGACGCCAGAGGAACCGAAGCGCAAGCCGTGGTTCCAGCAGCGTATCGACGAACTGACGCGGGAGAAGCATGAAGCACGGCGACAAGCGGAACATCTTGCCGGCTATCTGCGCACCATTCAGCAGGGCCAGCAGTATCCGCAGCAGCAGGACGCACCGCAGGTTCCGGCCGGCTACGTGCCAGCGTCGGAAGTGCAACGCATCGCGGCGCAGCAAGTAGAGGCAGACCGCTTTAACGCGGCTTGCAATGAGATCGCGGACCACGGCGAAAGCCGGTTCTCCGATTTTCAAGAGGCTGTGTCTAACTTCCAGATGTTGGGCGGCCCTTCGCCCGCGCTTCTGGAAGCCGTGACTGCGCTAGGCAAAGAGGACGGCGCCCGAGTTTATTACGAACTTGGGAAAAACCCGGACGAAGCCTCGCGCCTTGCTCGTTTGTCGCCTGCCCGGATGGCCGTGGAAGTCGCGCGGATGGCTGCAAAGCCTGCGACGGCTCCCAAGGCAATTAGCCGTGTCGCCCCGCCGATCAGCCCCATCAGCGCCGCGCGCGCCGAAGTGGGGGGCGAACCTGACGCCAGCAAGAACCCCGAAGCCTGGACGAAATGGTTCAACGATCAGCGGCGAACCCGGCGCTGAGGCGCGCGCCCGCGTAGCCGTATCCCCTTCAAAGGCGGCCCTAGGCAAGCCGCCCCCGCCCCGTCGTGACGACGGCGCATTCACGAAAGTGAGCCTCCTATGGCCAATACTTTGCTTAACGTCGACAAGATCACCAACGCGGCGTTGGCGATCCTGCACCAGAAGTTGAACTTCGTCGGTTCGATCAATCGCACCTATGACAGTTCTTTCGCTGTCGAGGGCGCCAAGATCGGCAGCACCCTGCGGATCCGGTTGCCCAACAAGTTCACCACCACGACCGGCCAGGCGCTGAACCTTCAGGACGTGCAGGAAACGAACACGACCCTGACCGTTGCCACCCAGCGCGGCGTGCATACCGTGTTCAACTCGCAGCAGCTGGCGTTGAACATCTTCGACTTCTCGCAGCAGGTGCTTGAACCCGCGATGGCGCAGCTTGCCGCCTCCATCGAAGCGGATTCGATGTCGATGCTCACCAGCGTCTACAACACCGTCAACGGCTCCGGCAGCGCGCAGACGCTGCGCAACGTGCTGGGTGGCCGCAAGATTCTGCGCGACAACCTGGCACCGGCTGCCGAAACCTACATGGCCCGCATCGACACCCAGTCGAACGTGGATCTTGTGGACTCGCTCAAGGGCCTGTTCCAGTCCTCGCAGCAGATCAAGCGCCAGTATGAGGAAGGCGTGATGGGTATGACCGGCGGCTTCGAGTTTGCCGAGAATACCCTTCTCCCGTCCTTCACCTTCGGCGCACGCAATGCCGCGTATCTTACGAACGCGGCGGTTGCTCAGACTGGTTCTAGCCTGATTGTGGATACTGGCGCGAACGCAGCGGCGGCGGGTGATGTGTTCACCATCGCTGGCGTGTTCCGCGTGCATCCGGAAACGAAGGTGTCCACCGGCATCCTTCAGCAGTTCGTCGTGACTGCGGCGTATGCGGGCGGCGCCGGCACTATCTCGATTGCGCCGGCGATCACGGCCACTGGCCCCTACCAGAACGTGAGCAACGGCGCTGCGGACAATCAGGCGATTACGTTCGTCGGCACTGCGTCTGCCACCACGCAGCAGAGCGTGGTCTACCACAAGGACGCCTTCGCCTTCGCGACTGCCGACCTGCCGCTTCCCGATGGCGTCCACTTCGCTGGCCGGAAGGTGCAGGAGGGTATCTCGATGCGTGTCGTCCGCGCCTACGACATCAACAACGATCAGTTCCCGTGTCGCATCGAGGTGCTTTACGGCTATCGGGCCATCCGGCCTGAAATCGCCTGCCGCATCCTGTCGAACTGATCCGACGCCATGACCCCCGTTCGCCTGATCACGCTGATCCTGCGCGATGCGGGGGTCAACGGCGTTGGCCAGACACCGCGCGCCGAAGACCTGAACGACGTTCTCGACACGTTGAACATGATGCTGGACGAATGGGCCACAAAGCGGTGGCTTGTCTATCATCTCGTTGACGTGTCGGTTCCGGTCACAGGCGCGCAATTCTACACTGTCGGGCCGGGTGGAGATATCGACACCACGCGGCCCGATCAGGTGCAAGCCGCGTTCTTCCGCTCCACCATCTCATCGCCAAGCGTTGACTATGTGTTGGGCGATATCGGATCGCGGGAGGATTACAACCGGATTGCCCTGAAGTCTCAGGGCGCTTGGCCGTCGTGGTATTGGTATGATGCCGCGTATCCGCTGGGCAATTTCTACCCGTGGCCGTTGCCGCAGTCGGGCATTGGCGAACTGCATCTGACCCTCAAGCAGCCGTTCGCACACTTCCCCGACCTCACGACCGACATTGCCTTCCCGCCGGCCTACATCAACGCCATGCGCTGGAATGGCGCGGTGCGGGTTCGGCCGATGTATGGCCTAGGCGAAAGCGCCGCCATCGCCCGGCTTGCTGCGGCGTCGCTGGGCGCGGTGCGAGGGCCGAACATTCAAGTTCCCATGGCGCGGATGCCGATGGGCATCCCGACGCCGGGGCGTAGATACAATGTTTACTCAGATACGTGGCGCTGATGCGCGTCGCCCTAAAAACCGGCGCCTACGTCGCTCGCAGCGTCATCGCGTCGTGCCAGCGCAGCGTCAACCTCTACGCCGAGAATAACCCCGAAGACGCGCCTATGCCGTTCACCTACTACCCCACGCCAGGCTTGCGGGCGCTGTCGTCGCCTCCCACGGCGGGGCAGGGCAGGGGGCTCTACAGGGCCAGCAACGGCGCGCTGTATGCCGTGGTAGGGCGCACGCTCTACACCGTCAGCAGCGCATGGGAATGG